GCCGCACGCCCAACAATTAGTGCATCCTTCTACACAGAGCCTCGCTCACCAATTAAGACACAAGCACACATGCTAGAACACAGCATCAAAGCAAAATTAGGTAACAATGAATCAGCCCAATGGGTAATGAAAGCAGAAGCAGACGTTGCTAAGTTTTTAACTGCTGCAGACGATTCATTTACAACTAACCCAGCATTTTCTCCAACACAATTCGTACCTACAGTAGTAGATACACTTATTGGATCAAGGCCTGCAGTGGATGCGATCGGCTCACGGGCCTTGCCTGCCGCTGGAATGACAATTTCAGTTCCAAAGATCACTACATCTGGAACAGTGGCAGAGACTGCAGAAGCAGCAGGACCATCTGAGACAGGTATCGTATCTTCATACGTAAACCTAACTGTTAAGAAGTATGCTGGACTACAACGCTACAGCTTAGAAATCTTAGAGCGAAGCTCACCAGAGTTCTTTGCAGCCATGCTTGACAACATGACACGTGCTTACAACAAAGCAACCGATGCAGCAGTAATTGCAGCATTAACAGCAGGCGGCACACAAGCTACAGCAGTAGCAGCAGATTCAGCAGGAATTATTTCCTACGTATCTAAAGAAGCACCAGCTGCTTACCTTGCAACAGGTGAGTTAGCAACACGTTACATCGCTGGTACTTCACAGTGGTCATTACTATTAGGCGCAACAGATACAACTGGTCGCCCAATTTACAACGCTGCTAATCCAATGAACAATGCAGGAGTATCTGCACCAACTTCATTACGTGGTAACGTACTTGGCTTAGATCTATACGTAGATCCAAACGCAGTATCAACTACTATCGATGAGTCAGCATTTATTGTTGTACCTTCATCAGTATCAATTTACGAATCACCAATCCTTCGACTATCTGTAAATCAGCCAGCAACTGGCGAGATTGAGACAGCACTATATGGTTACATGGCCGTTGGTGTATTGGTCGCTGGTGGCGTTCGCCGTTTCAACCTAACCTAATAAGTTAGTCAATTTAGTAATCCTCTGGGGTTTAGTAGCCCTAGCCCCAGGGGAGCTTTTAAGAAAGGACAGCATGCCAGCCACAATGGTTACAACAGCCGAGTTGCGTAGCAACTTAGGTATTGGCAGTTTATACAGTGACGCAACTGTAGAAGAGTGCTGTCAATCAGCAGAAGATTTAATTGCTGGTTATTTATGGCATAACGATGCCCCAGTAGTAGCTTCATCTATTAGCAATAACGTAGCAACTTTAGTATTATCAAATCCTGGCATATTTACTACAGGTCAATCAATAACAGTGTCTAATTGTGGTGCAACGTATAACGGCACATACACATTAACAGGATCATTCCCTGGTACTACAGTGCCCGCTTCAATTGGCACAATGTTTTGGAGTACATACGCATTAAGTTCATACCCTAACGGCTACAGCTTTATTCAATACGCAAAGACAGCTGCGGATGACAACTTTCATTTTATTAAACCATACGGCCGAGCCCTTGGCCCAGAGCATAAAGCACAGGCTTACACTGCGACCCCTGCCATTAGAGAAGCTGCGATGATTGTGGCTGTCGATATATGGCAAGCACGTCAAGTCAGCCAGACTGGTGGGGTAGGTATGGATGGGGTATCTGCAAGTCCGTACAGGATGGGATACCAATTGATAAATCGGGTCAGAGGCCTCATCCAACCGTATTCAAGTCCTAACTCACTGGTCGGCTAATGCCAGCCGCAATAACCACCCTTAGAAGCACGCTAGCCACATCTCTAGCCAATGCAGGCGTGTGGTCTACCTTTGCATTCCCACCTGCAACTCTATTGGCAAACAGCGTTGTAATTACACCTGGTGATCCTTACTTAGTGCCTTCTAATAATGACTACACAAGCATCGCACCTCTGGCCAATTTTAAGGTAATGATCTGCGTACCAGCCTTTGATAATCAAGGCAATTTAGCAGGCATAGAAGACTTTATTGTTGCCGTTGTGACTAAACTAAATGCATCATCTTTGGTGCTAAACATATCAAGTGTCTCCGCTCCAGCTATCGCTAGTGTGGCAAGTGGAGATTTATTAACGTCAGAGATCACTGTATCAATTCTAACGAGCTGGAGTTAAAATGAGTCTAACACCCGAAGATTTAGCCTTCTTAAAAAAGATAGGTCAGATCGAAGAAGCACCAAAACCTGCACCAACTAAAGACAAGGACAAGGAGTAACAATGGCAATTTTCTTAAATAACACCGCATCGGTTACCTTTAACAGCGTTGATCTTTCAGCGTATGTTACATCTGTAACTATCAATCAATCATTTGATGAACTTGAAGTAACTGCTATGGGCGACACAGCTCATAAGTTTGCTAAGGGCCTAGAGGCAAGCACTATCACTCTAGACTTTTTAAACGATAACGCTGCAGCTACAGTAATTCCAACCCTGCGTGCTGCCTACGGTACAACTGTGCCTTTGGTAATCAAGCAAACCACTGGAGCAGTATCAGCGACAAACCCTTCATATAGCACTACTGTATTGGTTAATAACCTACAAAACGTAAATGGTGCTGTTGGCGATATTTCATCACAAAGCATTACATTTACCTGCAACAGCGTAATTACTGTAGCGGTAGCATAAGGAGAACTAATGGCAAAGCTAAAGATAACAAGGGCTAACGGTGAAGTTTCAGAGCACAAAATTACACCGGGTGTTGAATATTGCTTTGAGTTAAAATATGGCTCTGGTATTAGCAAGGTCCTACGTGATCACGAACGTCAAACCGAGATTTACTTCTTGGCTCACGAGTGCTTACGTAGGGCTAATGTGGTTGTGCCAGTCTTCGGCCTAGAGTTTATTGACTCTCTAGAAACCGTTGAAGTATTGGATGAAGAAAAAAAATAACACAGCGTGATTCAATAACCTACACGATAGCGAGTCTGTCGGTAGAGACAGGAATTGCGCCCCAGGCTTTTATAGATATGGATCAAGAGATGCTTAGGGCAATTGTCCAGGTATTGTCGGATCGAGCTAAGGAGATCAAGAATGCCAGTAAACGTAGTAGGCGTTGAAGAACTCACTAAAGGCTTGAACTATATTAGCGAAGACATTAAAGATCGTATTAACATAGCAATTAAACCTGCAATGTTAGGCATAAGAGATAAGGCTAGAAGTTTTGTGCCTAGCAATAGCGATATTTTATCTGGTTGGATTAAAGGCGGCAGTCCTGCGGCTAATTACAGACCATTTCCAAAGTTTGATTCCGCTATGGTTAAAGGCGGTATTGGTTATAAAGAAGGTTCAAATAGAACTTCTAAAAATGGGTTTGCAGTAAGTAACTATGTTTACAACGTTAGCCCTGGTGGTGCTATCTATGAGACTGCAGGCCGATTAAACCCAGAAGGTCGAGCACCATTTATGAGAGTATCGGCTGGAGAACTTGGCGGCGTAGAAGGTTACGAAGGCAGTATTAAAGGCAAGCGTGCAAGATCCACTAGGACTTACAGCTCTAATAATCCCTTTGCTGGATACCAGTTTGTTAGTGCTTTAGAGCCAGTAACTCAGGGTCAAGTAGCCAATAAATATCAACGTGGTGGCGGTCGTAAAACTAAAGGCCGTTTAATTTACAAGGCTTGGGCTCAAGATAGTCATAAGATTTATGAAGCAATTATTAAAGCTGTAGATAATTCTGTAGATGACTTTAATCATAGGACACTACTTTATCCAAAGGCTGCATAATGGCCAATCTAATTGTATCTGCGTTAGCCACCTGGAATGGAACAGCCCTTACTAAAGGCAAAAAGGATATATCTACATTTGACAAATCTGTAAGTAAATTAGGTCGTACTTTTGCAAGCACATTTAGTGCTTATCAAATCTTGGCATTCAGCAAAAAGGCTATTAACGCATTTGCTCAAGATGAAGCTGCTGCTAAATCATTGGCAATACAGCTAGAAAATACAGGCAACGCATTTAGAATTGGTGAAGTAGAAAGTTATATTGCTAACCTACAGAAGTTATACGGCGTATTAGATGACCAATTACGCCCAGCATTCCAAACATTATTAAACGCTACTGGCTCAGTAACTCTAAGCCAAAAGGCTTTAGAAACTGCATTAAACGTCAGCGCAGGCACAGGTAAAGATTTAGCCAGCGTAGTTGCTGCAATTGCTAAAGGCGCATCAGGTACTACTACTGCCCTATCAAGGTTAGGCACAGGATTAGATAAGGCCACTATTGCTACTGGCGATATGAATAAGATAATGGCTGCCCTTGATGAAAAGTTCAAAGGTCAAGCATTAGCCAGACTAGAAACTTATGCCGGCAAGATGGATCTAATAAAGGTAGCAGCAGCTGATGCAACTGAGGTTATAGGTAAAGGCCTAGTAGATGCACTAACCATTTTAAGCAAAGATAATTCTATAGAAAACCTATCTACTGACTTTGAAAACTTAGCCACAAACATAGCTAATGTAATTGTAAACCTGGCAAAACTGACAGACAAACTTGGATCAGTAGTTAATAATCCATCATTTAAGCCAGCCTTGATATTGCTAGCCTTTGCTAGTAAGAACCCTAAAGCCATATTGTTTGCCCTTGGTTATGCTGGTGCTAGTGGCGCTGCCGAGGTATTAACTAAAGATTATGGCAGGCCATCTACAAATACATCTTTCCAATCTCTTTCAGCTATAAACCTAGCCAATAAGACTACTAAAGCACGTAAAGATGAATACGCCATTATTACTGCATCTAATAAAGCACGCAGCGAAATAGATAAACTTAAAGACAAGTTTGACCTAGAGCGCATAGGACTAATGACTGCCCTTAATGCTACTACCGATGAAGAGACTAAACTACGCATTAAGGCTCAGATAGCAATCCTAGACAATAACGAGGCTTTGGCTAAAAAATATAATGCTGAGTTAGAAGCTGCTAACAGTGCTATGAAGTTGGCGCAGGAATTAACAGCTACTACAGATGCTATGGCTAAACTAAGAATAGTTACTCAGGCCGATTACACAAAACAGATGTATGCAGGCTCATCAATTTATTATAATGGCGGTGGTAATGTTGCTCCAGTTCCTATGGGTAGTGCAAGCGGTGGAAGCACTCCTACAATCATAAACAATACTACTAACCTTCAAGTAGAAGGATCTGTAATATCACAAGATGCTGTGTTAAGCACAGTCCAAGAAGCATTACAAAGATTAAATAAGCAAGGCTCACCTACTTACGCAGCCGGACAATAACTATGGCTGTACCAATAATTAATGCAATTATTAATTTCTCAACAGGTCCACAAACTGCTCAGGCTATGCAGATCGATATTGGCAAGATAGGTGTAAACGTATTTGCCGATACTGTGGCAGTTATTGTTGATGTATCAAATCAAGTAGATTCAGTTAGGACTGCTAGAGGCCGTAACGTATTAGCAGACCAATTCCAGACTGGCACACTTAGCCTGCGCCTAGTAGATCAGAATGGTGATTTTAATCCACAAAATCCAACAGGTCCATATTTTGAATTACTAACCCCTATGAAGAAAGTGCAGATAACTGCAACCTACTCAGGAGTAACTTATCCAATCTTCTCAGGCTTTATTACTTCTTATGTAACTGTCCAGCCTAAAGATGCAACAGAGGTTGCCTATACAACTATCACAGCTGTAGATGCTTACCGCCTAGCACAGAATGCACAGATTACAACAGTTACAGGTGCTACTGCTGGAGACCTATCTGGTACACGTGTTAATCAAATCTTAAATACTATTAACTGGCCTAACACTCAGCGAGATGTAGATGCAGGTCTTACTACCTTACAAAATGACCCAGGCACTAATAGGACTTCATTATCAGCCCTTCAAGTGTGTGCTGAAAGCGAATACGGGGCGGTATATGTTGATGCTTCTGGCAACTTTGTATTTCAAGACAGGGCTGTAACTGTCGGATCTATTGGTGGCACACCCACAGTATTTACTGATAATGGTGCTGGTATTAGATATGCCAATGCTACCTGGGTGCTAAATGACTATTTAGTGTTTAACTCTGCAAGCATTACTAGATTAGGTGGTAGCGCTCAATTAGCAATTAACCAGCCTTCTATTGACAAATACTTTATACACTCTTACACGCTGACAGACTTATTGATGCAGACCGATGACGTAGCGCTTGACTACGCTAGGGCTTACGTGGCTTCTAGAGCTGAGACAAGTATTCGATGTGATGCTATTGAACTTGATCTATACACGGCTGACTACACTGCAGGCACTATTGCAGCCTTAGACCTAGACTTCTTTGATCCTATTACAGTAATTACTACTCAGCCAGGTGGATCTACCCTGGAAAAGACCCTACAGATTTTCGGAGTAGCTTTTAACATTACCCCGAATAGCTTCAAAACCACCTTTACAACACTTGAACCTGTCATAGATGGGTTTATAATAGGCAACGTAGATTACGGTGTCATAGGCGAAAACGTACTATCTTATTAAGGAGACATAATGCCAACTTTTCCAGTAGTTACAGGTGACGTTCTCACCAGTACAATTTTTAATGGCCTACCAGCCTTTGCAGTACAGACCGCTAAGACAGCAGATTACACAGCTGCAAGCGGTGATGAGTACCAACAGTTAATACCTATGAATAAAGCAACAGCAATAGCATTTAAGATTCCTGTAGATGCTACTTATAACTTTCCAATAGGAACAGTAATTACAGTATTAAATATCGGTGTAGGTACTTGCACAATTAGTGCCACTACACCTGGTACTACCACAGTATTATCAGCTGGTGCTACTGCAGCATCACCAACCCTTGCACAATACAAGTCAGCAGCAATAATTAAAACAGCTGCTAATACTTACTATGTTGTAGGAGCAGTTGCCTAATGATTGGTAATCTTGTTGCTGCTAATTTAACTGGTTACCTACCACCAGCACCAAAAGCAACAGGTGGAACAATTACGCAAGTTGGTGCATATTGGTATCACACATTTACAAGTAATGGAACATTTACACCATCTGAGGCTTTAACTTGTGATTATTTATTAGTTGCAGGTGGCGGCGGCGGTTGTGGCGGGCAAAGTGCGGTTGCTGGGGTTGATGGTGGAGCGGGTGGAGCGGGTGGATTAAGACAATTTGATTCAGGATCTTTTACTAATGGAGTTGGATATAACGCAGTAATTGGTGCTGGTGGCGGTGGCGGAGCATTCCAAACAGATGGAACAAAAGGATCTGACTCTACATTTAATTCTTATACTGTTACTGGTGGTGGTCAAGCCCAATGGAATAATAGCGGCGCACCTGGTGGATCGGGTGGCGGTGGCACAAATACTACCAACCCAGGTGGAGCAGGTAATCAAGGTTCATATTCTCCAGTAGAAGGTTATGCTGGTGCAGATGCAAATGATTTTGTGGCTGGTGTACGAAATTACTCAGGTGGTGGCGGTGGGTCTGCGGCGGCAGCAACAAATCAAAATGGTGGCGCAGGCACAAATTGGAAATCACTTGGATCATTTTATGCAGGCGGTGGTGGCGGCGGAGCAGCAACAAGTGGAGTTGCATCGGCTGGACTTGGGGGATCGTCAATCGGCGGAAATGGTGGCAAAGGCGCAAATGGAAGTAATGCTGTTGTAAATACAGGATCTGGCGGTGGTGGAAATGGATCTGGGGGCGGCACGGGTCAGGGTGGAAATGGATCATCAGGAATCGTAATTGTGAGGTACTTAGCGTGAGTCATTGGGCAGAAGTTGATAAAGATAATAAAGTTATTCGTGTACTTGTTGGCGACAATAATGATCCAGCAGGCGATGAAGGCTATCAATGGTTAATAGATAATTTAGGTGGTACTTGGATTAAAACTTCATATAACGCTTTAACTAATGGATTTAGAGGTAATTTTGCAGGTGTAGGTATGACCTATTTACCTTTAGAAGATATTTTTGTACAACCTAAATGCCACGCAGAGGCAGTATTAAATGCTGCAGCTGCTAAATGGGAATGCACAAACGAGGATCACGATGCCATCACCCTGGCTGAGTAAAGCAGCAGACAGCTTAAGAGATGCCGTTACTACCTGGTATCCAGATCGCCGCACTACCAGTGATGGGTGGCTTGGCGATGCTCGTCACAGTGCCAGAAAATCTGATCATAATCCAGACAGCACCGGATGTGTGCGAGCCATTGATATTGATTCTCGCTTGGATTCATCCGAAGGGCTCTCAGTATATTTGGCTGACCAGATCAGAATCTGTGCGAAAACCGATAAGCGTATATCGTACGTAATCCATAATGGAATGATCGCTAGCAGAATCCTTAATTTTAAGTGGCGTAAGTATTCAGGATATAACAAACACACAAAGCATATACACGTCAGCTTCACAAAGGCTGGAGATCACGATAGTAAGCCGTTCGATATACCACTACTAGGGGGCAAGATATGAAGATCAGCAAGAAACAAAAAGCAGTATTAAAGTCTTACGCACGTGGCGTATTAGTATCTTTCTTAACATTCTTGGCCAGTAATGAATTAGGTTTAGATCCTGCCGTGTCTGTAATTGTTGCAGCGCTTGCAGGTCCAGCAGCTAGGGCTTTAGATAAATCCGACAGTGCTTATGGCCTCGGTGCTAATGATTTATGAGTCCGGCAGAATGGGCAGCCTTTGGCGCTGGCGGTTGCGCCGTGCTGAGCGCCGTGCTAGTAGGATTACGTTTTTTAGTTAAAGGCTGGCTTAACGAGTTGCGCCCTAATGGTGGATCTAGTATGAAGGATCAATTAACAAGACTAGAGAAGCGTGTCGATGATCTCTTTATCTTAATTAGTAAGTCATAATTTTAATATGGCTACTAAACGCAAACCAAAAAAGAAGGTTGCACGTAGGCGCAGGACTACTAAAGAGCCTGTACTTACAAAGTTAGACTTCTGGGCAATAGCAGCTAATGAGGTTTATATGGCTTGCCGTAAGTCAGGAATGGACGAAGGCACAGCTCTAGCCTTTGCTATGGATAGGTCAAGTTATCCAGACTGGATCGTAGATACTAAAGATCCTATTAAGAATCCACTTGACGATTTTGAAGAGGATGAAGATTAAGCCACAGAGATATTTAGTAATATCAGATTTGCAGGTGCCCTTTCACCATGTGGCAGCTGTAAAAAATGTAATTAAATTAGCACGTAGGGAGAAGTTTGATAGTGTATTGGTGGTCGGGGATGAGATTGATTTTCAAACCATTAGTCGATGGAGTGAAAACACACCTTTGGCTTACGAACAAACTATTCATGCTGATCGTGAACTTACTAAAGAGATACTTTGGGATCTCAGCGAATACAGCAGTCAATGTATTATTCAGCGCAGTAATCATACTGATCGCCTATATAACACTTTATTAAAAGTACCTGGCCTAATCAGCTTGCCAGAGTTGCAATACCCTAAATTTATGGGGTTTGCTGAGATGGGCATGACTTACAGTAAAGAGCCATATCAGATACCAGGCACTAATTGGTTTATGGCGCATGGCGATGAGGGCAACATAAGCCAGCATGCAGGCATTACGGCGATTAACCTTAGTAAAAAATGGGGCGTTTCAACAATTATTGGGCATACGCACAGGCTTGGCATGAGTAGTATCTCAGAAGCCGTAGGAAGCCGATACAGGGCTTTACATGGCATAGAGGTAGGTAATCTTATGGATAGAAAAAAAGCCTCTTATTTGAAGCATTCTAGCGCAAATTGGCAAAATGGGGTGGTACTGTTAGACGTAGTAGGAAAGACACTAACACCCACGTTAGTGCCGATCAATAAGGATGGCTCATTTACAGCTCTAGGGCGGTATTACGGGTAACATCGTTACCTAAACGTTATACAAACTACGCCCTAAATAATCCACAAAGTCATACACAGGTGCAACACTATTGCTGTACCGCAAAGTTTGCGGACAGTTAGGGCTATATGACACTACAAGAAGCTGGCCTGTTATGGGTTGCAATTATGGTTGCAAGCATCTGGGCTTACGGTGCAATACAAAACGCAAAAGATGTTTCCTACTGGCGAGGGCGTCATGATGGATGGACAATGCACCGCCGTATGATAGAAAACAAAATCGATGCCAACGACTACTGAAAAGTTATTTAGTAATGCAACAGCGATCGTGCATGAAAGAGGCATCGTTTACGGCCACGCAATTTACAATATGGACAGGATTGCAAAGTCAGTTAGTGCATACATTGACTATCCAGTCTCAGCTCACGACATACCAATTATCAATATCCTTCAAAAGATTTCCAGGTTGGCCGAAAGTCCTGGACATGAAGACAGTATCGTGGACATCTGTGCATATATGGCAATCTACAAAATGTGCATCGAAGCAGAAAAAGATGATCAATTTGAGTGGAGAGTTGGTGAGTAATGGCATTTAACTTAGAAGATTACACAACGGTTCAAGAACGATCAAACATATTTTGGGAAAGGTGGCCAAATGGAGCGGTACGAACACGAATTGTCTCAGAGTCAGACACTAGAGTCATTGTTGTTTGTGAATTATTTAGGGACAACTCTGATGAAAAACCATTCGCAACAGGAGAAGCGAAAGAAGTCATATCGGACCGTGGCGTTAATCGTGACTTTGCGCTTGAGAATTGTGCGACTTCGGCTAGAGGGGTTGCTTTTAAGGTGGCTAATATCGGTACTGAAAAGAATGGACCTAGTCGAGAAGAAATGGCTAGAGTAAATGAAAAGCAATTCAAACCTAAGTACGGTGCACCAGGATCTAAATCAGCTGCGATGGAGATGGCGTTACATCTTGTGGACTCACAATCTAAAGATAGTAGCGATGGCTCTGTACCTGTTATGTGGTCTGTTGGTGAAAGCGTTGCTCAAATCGGTGAAGTGGTTGCTGTTGGTTTTACTTGTAGGCACGGCGATATGATCAAGAAAGAAGGCGTATCTAAATCTACAGGTAGGCCATTTGCGGGGTATGTCTGCAGCGCACCTAAAGAAGATCAGTGTGATGCTAAGTGGGCAAAACTCACAGCTGCAGGCACTTGGTATTGGCCAGATGATTCCGAGCAAGGCAAAGGAGGTGAGTAATGGGATATGTTGAAATATTTAGAGGTGGACCTTACCTGGAGCGAATTGAGAACGACCAGGTAAAGTTCATTCCATCAAGTGACGTATGTATAGCTTGTAATGATGACAGGTTAATACATAGTGGTAATTACTTAGTTTGTACTCAGTGCCATACCAGGCAATAAGGATATTACCATAATGCACCCACAGTTCAAATGTAATGGATGTAAACGTAAGACTGAGTTCCTATGGTTGGAGCAGTTGGATACGCCTGATGGATTTAAGGCTTATCAGTGTATGGATTGTGGCTGTGTTGGTG